CCACCCATATAGTGTTTTTTACCATTCCAAGTAGACGGTAAAGTGTTAAATATTTTTATTTCTCCGTTTATATTTATTGCTCTCATATTATTATGGTGTTGGATCACTTGTATAAGTTGCTATTGAATACATATATACTGGGTTAGCACTGTCATTTGTACATACTATTTGTATTAAATTATTACTGCTTCCATCGTAATCAGTAGAACCTACTTTATTAAATGTTGCGTTAGTTTGACTAAATGTTATTGTATGGTTACCAGTTAAGATTAAATCTATAACTTGACCTTGTTTTGCATTACTAAATGTAAATGTTGCGTTACCACTAGCTGTTGCTGTAAATGTAGCTGCTGCACTAAAATCTAATGCAAAAGATGTACCACTACCCAAAGCAGATAATGCGGTATATCTATTTTCTAACTTGTCGTGTGTAATACCGTTATCAGCTACCATTGCAGTTGCTACGCTTCCTGTATCTCCAGTTCCTACTAGGTTTCCTGAAGCAGTTGGTAATACTAATACCGCACTACTTGCTGCACTATGCGGTGCTGCTTTTAATGTTTGGTAATGTGCGTTGCCTGATTCACAGTAGAACCTCATTTCTGCTACATTACCTGTACCAGTTCTAATTTGTATAGATCCGTCAGATACTGTTACACCACCTGATGATCCATTACCACCCATTGTAAATGCGTTTGGTGTACTAGACGATAAACTTAATGTTACATCTCCTGTTCCTGCAGAAGCAGTTATTCCATCGCCACCTGTTATGCTTTCTACTACATTACTAAGATTAACAGCTACTAAATGTTGCACTTCAATAGCAGTACCGTTAGGTACATTTGTATCAAAAGTTAATGTAGTTCCTGATACAGAGTATGAACTATGTAATTGATAAACTCCGTCAAAATAAACTGATAACTCGTTTTCGCTACTTGCAGAATTGCTTAATGTATATGCAGCAGTACTACCGTTTCCAGTATAAGTATCTATTGCTATTGTATTTGCTCCTGCTGTAGCAGATATTGTAAGTGTATCTGTACCTGCATTTGTAGTTAAACTAACATTTGATCCTGCAGCTATAGTTAATGTATCATTTGTGCTATCTGCTGCTATTGTAGTTTGTCCTGATACTGCAATATTTCCAAATGCGTTTGCACCAGTCGCAGTATTTGATATTGTTATTGCTCCATCTGCATTTGTAATTCCTATTCCTGTTCCTGCAGTTATTAGAGCATTTTCAAAATAACTATTTGTAGCGTCATAAATTAATACATTACCTGCTGCTGCACTTGTAATATTTACATCTGTTAAATTATTTAAGCCTGAATCTAAACTAAATGTTGTAGAACTCAACGCTAAACCAGTACCTGCACTATATGTAGTATTTGTATCTGTCGCTGCTATAGTAAGCGTGTCTGTTCCTGCAGTAGTTGTTAGAGTTACATTACTACCTGCTGCCATTGTTAATGTGTCTGTAGCACTATCTGCAACAATATCACTTTGACCTGCTACCGATATTGTTTTAAAACTGTCAGTTTGTGTGTCAGTTGCAGCAAAAGTAATAGTGTCTGATCCTGCTGCTGTAGTTATTGTAACATTACTTCCACCTACTAATGTTAATGTGTCTGTTGAACTGTCTGCTACTACATCAGATTGTCCGCTAACTGCTATCGTTTTAAATGAATCTGTTTGCGTATTTGTTGCAGCTATAGTAAAGTTAGGATATGTACCACTTACTGATACATTACTTCCTGCTGTAAGTGCTACTGTCTGATCAGGAGCAGAGTTCGTAATTGTAAAATTAGGATAAGTCCCTGATGTTGTAATTCCTGTTCCACCTGTTAAAGCTACTGTTTGATCAGGTGCTGTATTTGTTATAGTTAATGTACCTGCAGCGTCATCATAAGTTTTACTAATTGATGTACCTGCTGTAATTAAATTTGCTACACGGTCATCTACTCTTTCTTCTGTATAATACAAGTTTGTACCTTCAGTAAGATCTGCTGTGTCTTTTGAAGCAAAAGCTGTATTAAATCTAGTTGTTGTGTAATAAAGGTTATTACTACCTTCACTAACAGAATCTGTATCAAAACTAATGTTTGCACTTCCATTAAATGAAGCTCCATTAATTGTTCTCGCTGTTTCTAGTGTTGTTGCTGTGGACGCAGCAATACTTAATCCGTCTACATAGGATTTAGTTATATGTGCCCTAACTTCTGACTGACTCGGTCCAGTATATGTTATGACTCCAGTTGAATTATTGTATGCTAGAGATCCGTCTCCACCTGAATCTGTTACACTTATTAAACCTCTAACATCAGAATTACTCGGTCCTGTGTATGTAAAAACACCAGTACCACTATTATAACTAAAACTTCCTAATCCACCTGCGTCCGTAGCTGACAAATCTGATAAAGCAATACCACTACCAGTATTTGCTATTGTAAAATTTGGATATGTTCCGCTAACACCTATACCTGTACCCCCAGTTAAACTTACTGTTTGGTCAGGAGCAGCGTTAGTTATAGTAAAATTAGGGTATGTGCCGCTTATAGAAATACTTGTGCCCCCAGTTAGTGCCACAGTTTGATCAGGAGCACTATTTGTAATTGTCAATGATCCTCCTGCGTCATCGTAAGTTTTTGTTATACCAGTTCCTGCTTGTAATAAAGCATTTACCTGATCGTCTACTCTTTCGTTAGTATAATATTTGTTAGATCCTTCTGTAATATCATCTGTGTCTAATGATATATTTGCTGTACCGTCAAAACTAACTCCTGCTATTGTTCTTGCATTTGCTAATGCTGTTGCAGTAGCAGCTAAAGCTACAGCTATATTAGCAGTTCCGTCAAATGATGTACCCCCAATAGTTCTAGCAGTTTGTAGTGCTGTTGCAGTTGCAGCATTACCTGTTGTAGATCCTGAAGATCCTGATACATTACCAGTAACATTACCTGTGACATTTCCTGTTAAATTCCCAGTTACATTACCTGTTACATTACCTGTTAATGCTCCACTAAAGGCATTTGCAGTCACAGTTCCAGTTGCTGTAAAGTCACCTGCTGTGTTCATACTCAATCCACTACTATTACCTGCTCCGTCTGTAATAGATTGTAAACTTGCTGCTAGTGTACCGTTATCTCCTACTTTTAGTAACGAAGTATATGTACTACTTATCGAATTTCCAGTTAAACTTGCCATTATTTATTTTCTTTATATATTTTTTTAATTTAATTATGTTCTCTTTTTTTGTTTTATATCTACCTCTTTTCATAATACCCACCCATTAAATAAATTATCTTTATCAGGATATACATCTTCATTTGTATTTGAATTATACTCTGGAAAATGTGTGTTATTAAAACTTAAATAATCAATCATTCTCCTTATATAGTATTCTGCAAATTCTCGTTCTTTATTTACTAGATAATCTACTTCGTTTTTTGTTACACTTTCTGCGTTTTCGCTTATATGCTTAAATACACCTGCGTTTTTTACTTGGTATGCAGCAAATGGTAAATAGTCCATCATAGCATAATGTATAAGTGCAGGTTGCACATATTTGTTTACTAGCGTCAAATAATGACCTGCTAGATTATCGTTTGTTATTTTTGTTTCTATTGCTTCATATAATTTTGTACCTAAAAAGTTTTGTATATGTATCTCTTGCGATATTTTTATATAAGGCAATAATTTGTCTACATCTACATTACCGTCTAGTACTGTATTTTTCTTTAATGCTTGTACTTTTATAAATAATACTTGTGCCATTTCTAAAATGCTTTACCTTTAGGTGTTTTAAAATCTTTTTTCTTTACAAAACCTCTATTTTCCATATCTCTAGGTCTTGTTGCTACTTTTTTGTCATTAGTTTCAGGATTAAATCCTTCTTTTCTTGCTTTATTAACACTTGACTTAGATCTAGGGTTTTTTGGATCAGGTGTAACTGTTTTGCTCATATAAACTCTACGCTCCCAATAATGTCTACACGATCCACCGCCTTTGTATAACCATATATCATAAGTGTCAGCACCACCTTTTCCCCAACCTTTATTTACTGGCTTTGTTGTTAGTTGTTGTATGTCTTCTTTTCTGTATAGCTTATTTGCTTGTACCATTTTTCTACAAAACTCTCTGCTTTCGTCATCAAATTTTTGTGGTGCATACTGGTATCTTACTTTATATTTCCAACCTTTTGCATTTTCTCCGTCTTGCTCACTTTTTGCATTTGGTCTTGCTGATCCAGTAGAAGCTAATTCTAATTTTTCATTAAGCTCGTCATCTAAATCATAATCTACTGGTGCAGCTTCTAATAATTCCCACTCATCTAAATCTTCTTCTTCTCCTAATGCTATAAATTCAGATAGTTCAGTAACTTCTGATAACTCACTTTTATCTGTTTCTACTCCAGTTTCTTCTTCTCTAGTTTCATCATCTACAATGTTACCTTCTAAATCTGTAAATTCTAACGGTTGTAAAGTTTTAAAGTATAAGTTTAATGATACATTGTTAAATGCTAATATAGAATCTAAAGCGTCTAGTATATATTCTTGTTGTACTCTAATAACCATATTATCAAACAATATACTTGCTTGTTTTAACTCATCTGCGTTTGATCCTAAGCCATTATTTTGTGTTCTAATACCTAATAATAGTGGAGAAGATAATCTGTGTCCTACGAGGATCTTATTAGTTGCTTCATCACTAAGAAATTGGTATTGATTGTGTGCGTCAGATAATTGTACTGGATCTAGTGTAGCTGCACTTTCTGCATTATCATTAAATGCTAGTATAAATTTACCTGCATTACTACTGCCACTAAATTTTTCATAAATCCTTCTTTCTATTAATTCTCTAGATTCTTCGTCAGGTGTACCATTGTTAAAATTCATTAACATACTCGGTGCCATTCCGTTTTGTATATTATTAATGTGATAATTAGCAACTTCAGCTTCTAACTCACAGTACGGTAACGCACCCTGATATGTAACAGGTGTATAGTAAAAATAACCTGCTCTATATGGTTTTATACATAAAATTTCTATAGCATTATTACCAGTACCAAAAGCAGGTATTCTTTTTGCTTTATCTCTAGGTGTATATTTTTTCCAATCGTGAAAATAATAGAAACCTTTTATCTCACCGTTTTTGTTTGCTTTTTCTGCACGAAGTGTTTGTACTGGAAAATGCTCAACCTTAACAATTTTACTACGATCTACATTATAATAAACCTGTAAAGTAGCCTGTCCTAATAAATAAAAGTCAGAACAAATCTTTTTTAAATCATCTTTCTTAAATAATGTTATAGCTTCTGCATATTCCATAGGTTTTTTGTCACTATTAGTTGCAGATAAACCTTTACCGTATATCATTTCTGTTATACCGTTAATTATAGCATTATTTGTTGGACTACCTTGATATTGATCTATAAGGTATTGATAGTAATCATTGTCCTCTCCATATGCTACCCATTCTTTTTGTTTACTTTCTGTAATTTTTGGTGCTGTGTATGTGCTTAAATTTACTACTCTAATTTTACTCATTAGCTTATTATTATATAGTCATCATCAGGATAACTTGTTGTTTCTGTATATTCTCCGTCGTTTATTGTGTAATATTTATTATCACTTTGATCTATTGTTTGATCAGTACAAAATATCTTATCCAAATATACATCTTTTTCAGATGAAATTATATTTTCCCAGTTATCTGTAGCTGCTTCCCAATTTGTAGTAAAAGTATTCCACAACGCACCAATGCCTTCTACAATTCTTAAATCATAAAATCTACCTTCCACTAAACTATAAGTAGTAGAAACTGTAGCATTATCTTTTACTCTTGTTAATGTTACATTTTGTGTTCTAGTAGTTGTGTTAGTGCTGTTATCTCTTACAGATACAGTTACAAGCGAAGGATATGATCTCGGTGTAAATGTTAATGTTTGAGCAGCATTACTCGTTGTTAGAATCTTCATAATAGTATAATAAAAAAAAACTTATTTTTTATATAATAAAAAAGGGAAGCTAAAAAACCCCCCTTTTAAAAACACACAAAAACAAAAAACTGTTATGCTGTTGGATCTATTTGTGTATTACTTGCTAACGCAGTCACTACCGATCCATTTATAAATAAAGGTGGTATAACTTCTGTAGCAGTAAATGTTAATGTAAATCCGCTTAAATCTGAAAACGCTGCACCACTAACAATAGTACCTGCAGTTACTTCAGCTCCTTGATGAAAACCAATCATAAAATGATTAGCACTATTATCAGTATCAGGATTAACGCTAGAACTCATTACTCTATTGTTGTCCTGTACCACAATGTGTGGTCTTGCAGCTGCTAATAGTTTTATTTCTTCTTGCGTTGCTGCGTCTAAATGTGTGAAAGTTAATTCTAATGTAGTTTCGTAAACTGTAGTACCAGTATCTCTTGAACTAATAATGTTTGTTGTCATAGAACTAGTAGCACCTTTTAAGTCATACTTAAAAAAAGCTGGTGTTCCTGACAATGCAGAGATATTTCCTGATGAAATTGTTGCAGCACCCATTGTACCATATTTTGCAAAGTATGCTACTGCTAATCCACCTACCGACTGTTTACACGGTAATTTTCTTCCTGTTGTTAATGTACAAGCCATATCTTATTTTTTAAAAAAAAAGGTAGGTAGTATAGTGCCACCTACCCTTTATTGTTATACAATTATTCTATTATGAATATAGTACGATGTCTGATCCGATACCGTGCTGTATTCCTGCAGTAAATCTCATTACCACTCTTACATTTTGTGATCCGTCAATGTCTGCCATATCTATAACTTTAACTTCGTTTTGGTCTGACATTAAACCAGTACCAAAGAATAAGTTAGATTTTTGAGCAGCTACCATTGTATCACTTGCTAAACCTGAAGCTAATACTAATTGAATACCGTCAAAAGATACTGCGTTACCCATATTATACCACTGGTTACCTTCGTTGTTTGTACCTGCAGCACCTAGACCGTTAGCACCAAATCCACCAAGAGATCTAATGTAGTTTCTATAAATGTTGTTAGGTACATAAATCACTAAGTCCTCATCTCCATAAATTGTTGAAGGAATAGCGTCTACTACTTTACCAATTTCTGCAGCTACATTTGCTGATGTAGAAGCTTGTCCTGCGACATCATTTACATCTCCGTCTGCTAATAATGTAGTTCTAAATCCGTCAAACTCACCTGCATTAGCATTTGTACCATTCCAAATGTTTTGCTCCATTTTTTGTGCTACTTTATCTGCAACGTGTGCGATTAAAAAGTCACTAAATTTTGGAGGTAAATTATCAAATGCAGAGTAACCCATTTGTACTGCTTCCCAATCTGACTGAAAATCTTGCTTACATAACTGTAAGTTTACTTGAAATTCTTCAGGTTGTAAAATTCTCTCTGTAAGTGTTAGTGTAGAAGTTGGATCAAAGTCACAAGTAGAATCTTTAACGATACCATTTGTTGATACTTTTTTCATAACTTGCTTAAACTTCACATTAGGAACTACTGTGATATTTCCTTCAGCTAAAGTTTTACCACTTAATAATGCAGCCGAGATATACTTTCCTGCAAACTCTCCTGCATATGTTGTTGTTAAATTATTAGTTGTTGCCATTTTATATTAAATTATTATTATTATTATTATAGTTCCCCTACTGTTATTGATGAAGCTGCGTTACCATTTCCTGATAAGAAAAAGTTTGTACCGTCACTAGAAATTTCCACGTGATCTCCAATACTTTCTGCACCGTCCTCAAATGTTACTTGGTCTACTGCGTCTGCTTCTACAATCGCACCGTTTACAATCACACCACCATTTAGAATATCTCTATTATCAGCAGGTGTTTGCACAACACAATCAGTTGAAAATGCAGCAGCCACGATAAACTTAACTGAAAATCCTGCGTGAGGAGCAGGTAATGTTACAGTGTATCCTGTACCATTTATTAAATATGTTTTACCTGAATCAGCTGCTGTTAATGTTGTTGCAGCTGTTAATGTTTCTTGTTTTCCAAAAATTCTTGAAACATCATTAGTTATAGTTGTTGCCATTATTATTATTTATTATTTAGTTATTGCTTGTAATACTCTGTTATATGTAGTATTCTGATTTGAATTGACAGCAAATCTTGCTCCTAGCTTTGTTTCTTCAGCTTCAGGCGAATGTTTAATTCCGTCTGCCGCAGGTTTAGACAATTCTTCTTGCTTTGCCATTTCTTCTTTTTCTTCTCTTTTCTCACCGATTGACTCAATGATCTCTTGTAGTTGCCCCTTTACTTCTTCCACAGATTCTGCTAAAGCTGTAAGTTCTTCCTTAGTTGCATATGCCATATTTTCTTTTTCTTCTTCTTTTGGCATATCTTCTAAATTAGTATCTTCTGCACCTGTGTCAGCTGCTTCATCTACCACTTCTTCTGAATTTTTGATTTCTTCAATCATACCTTCTGTTTTAACGATTAATATTCTATTGTCCGATAATTCGTACTCTCCCATAGGAAGCGGTACATTCTCATCATCTGTTTTAATAAATACTTCATTACCTGTTTCAAACTTATCAGCAGATAATACAGTACCATTTTCTAAAGTCATTTCTTCTAAAGAAACACTTTCTAACTTTACATCTAAATTACTAGGATCAACGCCTAATAAAGTTTTGACCTTTGATAATATCTCTGTAGCATTCATAATAGTATAACAAATACACTATTTATTTTTATATTTTGGAATCTTATTTTTTAGACACGCCCTATGCCCTGTGCTTGTAGTGATCCGTCACAACACTTCCTATTGTAAGTATTATCTTCACATAAGCAACCTCGCCTAGCATTTTTTGGAGATGATCTACTAGGTGTTTTAAAGTAGTTATTTTTTTTACGCATTATTTACAAATACAGTAATCGCAGTTACAATTCATATTTATCTTTTTATTGGCACACAGTTAGGAACTTTTTTACCGTTCTTCATTTTTGTACCTATTTGCTCATATCCGTTCCAACAAGGTTTTTTTAATGCAGTTTCGTGTGCTTCACACGGCATATACCAAGTTTGTCCTTCGTAATCGTGAGTATGATGACCTTCACACCCTATATTTTTTGCTATTGCTTCTGCTTTTTCAGGAGTACTATATGCTAATCTGTCGTCTATAATAGCATATTCTTCATTGATCTTTTCAGAGTATAGATTTAATTCGTTCATTTTACCTCTTGCCCAATTCTTTGCAGAAAGACCACCCCATAATAAGTACGAGATTGTACCGCAAGACTTAGAATCATTTGGATCATAATACTCCTCTGCTCTAGATAAGTAACTGTACATTCTCTTTATAGTAGATACACTTATTTTTTCTCCTTTTGCTAATTGCTGTGCTCTAATCTTACCAACATCTGTTGCACATTTATTATTTACACTTTTATTTAACTCAATACCTCTTTTAGCATTATTTTTTACAGAAGCAGGATAATCATTGTATGATTCTAGTGTTACTCTAACGCCTGACACTACATCTTTTATAGCAGATAAAATGTATTCTGCTTCTTGCATTTCTATACTAGATAGGTTGCCTTCTTTTTTTTGTGACTTGTCTTGAAAGTAACCTTCTATAGAGAAACCTTTAACAGCACCTGTTTTTACAAACTCTTGCCATACTTTATCAGAGTGTACTTTTACAGATCCTACCCAAGTACCTACTGGGTATTTTAATCCATAAAAAGCTGTTTTATCTTTTTCACTATCTTCTACAATCCACGACTCTACTAAACTTAAACCTTTCAGTTGCATTTGATGTTCTAATGTAGCATTGTTTTGATTGCCTTCCATTAAATACAATTCACTAGCTTTACGAACTGTGTCCTTAGAAAAGTATATGTAATACTCTCCTTCTTCTGACATACGCAATATAGGTTTATTAGGTATTAATAATGCACCTAACAATATTTTCTTTTCAGTATCTACTTCTGCTAGTTTGTATTCTACTTCCTTATTAAGTGTAATAAAATCTTCTTCTATAGCAGGTTTCTCAACAATAGATATAGCTTCTATTCCTGAGTACTCTTGTTCTTCGTCTAAAATTAATTCTACTATCTTCATAACTGTATAATATATTTATGTATTTATTTTTTAAATTCCACTTTCGCTTATAATATTTCTATCTAATTGTTGTGCTGTTGTCACATCTCCTGACACTACAAATGCTTTAACTGGTTGTTGGTTGTTTAGTGTTTCTGCTATTTGATTTAATGGCGAAGCTCCTACTACATTAAATGCAGGTGCTTGTGCTGTTTCTGTTACTGTGTTTGCCATACCCCCACTTCCTACATTATCTGCAGTACCAGGTATTTTTGTAGAAATAATCTTTTTTACAGAAGCCATACCTGACGCTAATACTCCTGCTGCAGCTACTACACCAAATATACCAGTTTGACCTAATGCTTTTGTCATACCCTGATATGTATTTATAATAGATTGTGCTACTGCTACAGCTTTACCTGCAACGCTAGTTTCTCCTAACAATGATTGTATTGCACCTAGTCCGTCAGATACTATAGCAAGTTTTGCTTCTTCCTCTTGTTTTTTTAACGATACATTTATATTGTTAAAATTTTCTTCAGCAGCGTTTCTTTCTTTTAAAGCATTTTCATATTCTATAGTTCCTTCTTTAAATATTGCAGCTGTATTATCAAATTGCTCTTGTGCTATTCTTTTTTGTTCTTCAGCTACTTGTCTTTCTAGATCTAATCTGTCTAATATTCCGTCCTCTATTAGCTTCTGTCCTTCTAATGTTCTAAGTGTTTCTTCACTACCTGCTAAAGCTGAAGCATTTTGTAAATCTAATTTTTCACGCAATAAACCAGTTTCATTTACTAACTGTTCTGATCTTTGTCCACCTAATCTTTCTTCTATTTCTAATAATAATGCTTGTGCTCTTATATCTTCAGCTATTAGTTCTACTTTATCACTATTATTTGCTAATGCTGCAGCTGCTGCGTCTGCTTGTATTTGTGCTAGTTCTAATTCTTGCTGTATACCTTCTTCTATTATCTTACCTAATTTTCTGTTAGCTTCTATTCTAGCGTCTATATCTGCACTAACATCATCTCTAATTTGTCTTTGTTCTTCTGCAGCTTTTAAATTTACTAACCTTAATTTTTCTTGTTCTGCTGCTGCAATTTGTGCTGCTTTCCCTAATTCTACCTCAGCTTTTGCACCTTCAAATGCACTTGTAGCAACATCTTTTAGTGTTTTAACTACTTTTTCTGTTGTATTAGCTACTTTGTCAAATGTGTCATCAACACCAGTTACAACATCTACTAATTCTTTACCTGCTTCTTTTGCTGATTCTGCTGCTCCTGCAAAATCTCCTTTAAATACTTTTACTATTGCGTCACCCAAAAATCCTATTGC